GGATCATCGAATGGTGTAGGCTGTCCTCCCGTCTCTGTCTCACGCACCTTGCGAACGTGAATCTCTGCGGTGCGCTTCACGTCATTGTCAGGAGCTTGCACCTTACGGTGGATAGTGATGAAGCAGTCTGCCCTGTTAACAAACTTACCACCACCTTCGGTGTCCTCAGCGAAGGGCGCTACTGGTAGCCCGTCATCACCCTTGCGGCGCTGAGCCTCGGTCACTGCGTGAGCATTGAGCCACACTGCAACGTCATGCTTGTTGCTGAAGGTCAGCATCTCCGATGCGGCCTCGTAGTGGTACTGGTGCTCACTGACCTTACCAGAGTTCACCTTGAGTGAATTGTAGGGATCAATGAAAACTGCATCCACATCCTGCTGACGAATAATCTTCTCCAAGAAGACGATGATGTCTGTGTAGGTGTAGGTCTCACGGTTGCTGATGACAGTGAAGTGTTTCTGCACCCACTTGTATGCGAACTTACGCTCGGCGTATGACATCATACCAGCCTTCTTGTTACAGGCAAACTCCATGAGCTTCATCTTGATGGAGGCAGTTTTGTTCTCCGAGGAGTACACTACCCACCTCCAGTCGTGCCGGATAGCTGAGTTGACCATGAGGTACAGTGCAACTGTAGTCTTACCCACGTTGCTATGCCCGTTCATCACGAGGAACTCTTTCTTGTATCGGAAGTACTGGTCGAAGTTCTCGTCACCAGTATCCAACCCTACCTCGATCTTGCCCTGTGCGTAGTCATCAATCCATCGGAAGTCCTCATCATCTGATGATACAAACGACATATCACCGTCATTGATCAGGAGCTCACGCTGTGCGTCATGCTCTGCGTCGATGGTGTCACGTAAGGGGTCAGCCTTACCCATCTCGATACCGTCACGGATGGTACGTGTAGCGAGCTGCTCATCGTCGATGTCACGCTTGGTTATCTCACGAAGCAGTACTCGAACTGCCTCCTGTTCTTCCATCTTGCCAGCAGCGATGTACCCGCCACAGAGACGTGCAGCTTTGACAAGTGTCGCATGCTTCTGCCCGTCCTCTGCCTGACGTATCATACGTGCAGCGAGGTTGAGCTTCATGTAGTCTGTGTACTCACCAGTAACCTCGGCTACCTGCTTCTCTGATTTTTCAGACGCAAAGGCACCGAAGGGTCGGCTCGATGGGTTGACAATGATCTCAGGATCATAGCTCTCGAAGCATGCACGAGACTCGTTGATGCCTGACTCATCAACCTCTAGGTTGTACTGCTTCTCGAAGTACGTGCGGAGCGCTCGGAAGTGATCACGGTGCCGCTCTGGGTTGGTGACTCTGACGAGTGCCTTGAGTCCGTCACCAGATGGTGAAGTCCAGCAAGCGTAGACGTGATCGTCAGCACCGACAAAGCCCTTGCTCTCGTTAACGTCCACATGATCGAAGTCCAAGACGATGAGTCCAGAGTGTTCGAACAATGCATCATCTGCTCTGCGAGTGAACTCACCGCTGAAGCATACGAGCGGGAGGCTGTTCTTAAGGGACTTGTCCCCCGAGGTTCTGTACTCTTCGATCTGATGTCTGCTCTTGCCATCACGTATACGGTTGAGCGCCGTGGTCACATCAACGTGGTGTGGCTCGTCAGGCGCTTTAATGTCTTTGAAGAATGTTACTTGCATAACTCCTCCATTTGTTTCTCGTACCAAAGTGCTTTCTGAAAGTCATCGTGCGCTGATGCGCTGGGCTTTTTACCCGCTCTCATTCGGTACTTGAATGCGTTAAGTAGACAGAAGCTAATGTATGCTTCTACTCCAAAGCAGTCTATCATCATCTTCCAGACTTCTCTGTCTCCTTGCTTGTAGTGATCGGGGTTTATGTTATCGTAACTCATTTCAGTGCTTGTTTACTTTGACGTGTTAGGGGTGTCTTCTCTAAGATCTTCTTGATCATAATCTGCTTCTTGCTCTTGTACTTCTTGCCGTACAGTCTCTCCTCTAGCATACGCATCATCTTCTTGTCGTTGTTCATGATGCCTCCGGGTGTATCGTAGATACTGATCACCCATTCCTTTGCGTTGAAGGTGCTGCGGTTCTTCTTGTACGAGAGCTGCACGATCATGTAATATATCATCGGTGGCTCATCCATAGTCTAGGGGAAAAGAAACCCCGCCGAAGCGGGGTCTCGAACCTAACATAAACCAAAATCAGAACGGAAGATCTCCGTCCGACTGCTCGTTCTGGCGAGCCATTGCAGCCGCTCGTCTCTCCTTCGCAGCTTCGCTGTTGAAGTTGTAGACAGAGCCACAGGCTTTGCCGTTCTTGCTCATGAACAACTTGATACGAGCGTTACCGCCCTGACCTTTGTCGTCACGAGGTGTGACGTAGTTGTCCATGATGTCTTTCAATTCGTGATCTTTCAGCTTGATAGACCAGCTGATCAATTCACCTTGTTCATTGTAGACTGGTTCGTCTACCCAGCCAATCAATTCTGAATCATACTTTTTGTCGCTCATGGCATCAAAAATTTTAAAAGGTATACAAATAAATACATAGTCACTAAGTACAGGGCCATCCCGAAAGCAGCCCAAGCTAAGTGATTATACTTCGAATTCTTCAAAGAAGATAGTAGGCTTCTCATCGTCGTTGAGAAATTTGTGGATACGTTTAACTGCATCTTGGAACTTCATCTCACCAGTGAACAGGGTGTTCTCTGTACACTTGACGAGAGCAGGTAGGTATGGGTAGGTCTTCACTTGCGCCACCCAGTAGAAGTCTTTGATCCCAAAGACAGTCGTGTAGATGTACGCTTGGATGTCATACCCGAAGTCACGCACACTGTAGCGGAACTTCCCTACAGATTTAGTAGACTTTGAGTCAGTGATGTACCCATCACCAAGGCAGTCGAGGAATCCCTTGACCCGTACAGGCCCGACAGATGTCTGGATATCTTCGTTGAACTCCACCTGATAATCACCAGTCATGTGGGACTGAATCAGTCCACACTCATGAAGGCGTTCGATCATTTCGTTCGCCATCTTCCAGTCCTCTGTACTGCACAGGATCTTGTCTGAAGCTGAAGCTTGCTCAGCCATAAACACCTTGCGCTCCTTGTACTCGTTGGTCATCTTGGGGCGCTTGGAGTTGCGTGTCTTCTCGCTGCAAGCATCGAGGATCTTGTCTTCAGACATGACGATGTACATATCCATTGCTTTCTCACGCTCGAACAAGAGCATGTCATACAGCGTCCCGAAGTTCAGTGCATCTGACGTGTAGCGAAGCTCGCCTTTCATGTAGCGGTCGAACTGAGCTATGTCGGTCAGAGCCTGTTTGATAGAGGAGTACGACAAGTGAGCCTTGTCGTACCTCTCATGCAGCTGTGCTGACAGGATCATCGCACAAACTTTTGCAGCCCAGTCTTCTGCTTGGCAGTCAGAGCATCACCGTACTTCTCGATGATAGCATCGAATGCTTTCTGCTTGTTGGTCTGCGACTTGATGTACGCAACTGCCTTGTCCATGATGTTCTCACGGAGCTCGTCAGCAGTATCTTGGATCTGCTTACCGATAGACTTCTTGGCTGCGGGCTTAGCATCCTGCTGAGCGATAGCCGTCTCAACTTCGTTGGCTGAAGCAATGCTGGTGTCGATACCGATACCGAGCATAGCCAGCGCACGTCCTACGGCTGATGTCTCACAGTTCTCCACGAAGGAGGTCTTGTTGATCATGCCGTTAGCCTTGAGCTCATGAGCATGCCCCTGTGCTACGGCCATACCGTCAGCGTTGGTGATGGTGCAGCGACACAGCGCCTCATCTGAGGTGAGCATAGGGAACTCTGTTTGGATGGCCCAGCCATCATACTTCTTTTCCAGCCGGAAGAACTTGATACGCTCGTTTACTTCGACGTAGTCCTTGCCCTTGATCTTGGTGGTCTTGAACTTGTAGGTACTCATTAAATTGTGATTTGCTTTGTTACATGTGCCTCCATCAGACCATCTGTGAGGAACTTGTTATAGTGATCTGCGAACTCAATCGCATCAGACTCGTAGGTGAAAACGCCAGCGACTTCTGCTGGTACTTTGTTGTGCTCTGTTCTGCGGTCTAGGTGGACAACGTATACGTCATCCAATCTCAACGCCGTCCGCAGCCAGCTCTTTAATCCTCGCATCATTTTCTTCTTTCTTTTTGAGGTATTCGTCAATCTGTACTTGCAAAGCATCCTGCTTCTCCTTCAGGTAGGCGATCATGTCATCGAGGTCACCCACCAGTGCTGATCCAACGATAGCCTTGCACTTCTCGTAGGTCTTCCTGTACCCGCTCCACGTCTTGAGTTCATCAGCGTGGTGCTTACAGTGGTGGATGATTGTTGAGTGATCTCTATTCACATAAGCCTTGATCTCCTCGTACTTCATACCATGCTCTCGCATGACGTTGGATAGTGCTGTACGGGCCTGAGCCTGATGTGTAACTCTGGAATTATCTCGTCTGAAACCGAGCTCCTTGTAGTAGATTTTGATGGCATCTAGGATGTCCTGTCTTGCTTCTTTCATGTGCCGCTGCAAATGTATTAAAGTGTTTAGGTAATTCCAAATTTTAGAAGAGCAAATGCCCCCATCGGGTGGCAATACAGACGGCTCCAATTATTCCAATGATCCCGCCTATGCTGTACACCACGCCCCAGACCAGCCCATTCTCAAAGGACTGCTTCTGGATGCGTGATACAATCTGAACTTGCTCTTCAGTGAAGTTCAATGGGTCGATCATGACTGAGCGTTCAAGTGAGCTACCTTCCACTGTGCAACCATGTTGTTGTAGTCACCACAGCGGTGCTTGTTAGGAAGCAAGCTGTTACGCATAGCCTTCTTGAAGGTTTTACTTGGGCTGAACTTGCCGTACTTATCCTCATCCCAGTTCGTAAGAACTGATCGTACTGCCCGAACCAGTTTCGATCTAGTGTAGAAGTCAGGGCCAACTACTTTCAATACATTGATGATCTCTGCTGTAACCATCTGCCCGAACTCTTCGTCCAGCTTGTATGTGTTGTTCTTGATGTAACGAACAGGGCTGTTGATCTTAGTCCTATCCATGTAGATCTCGGAGACAGCACTCAACAGCTTCCAGCTCTTCTCCTCACCATCATGAGTGAATGTCAGGGAGCGTTCCTCACTGAAGATCTCCTCCAGCCGGGTGTAATCCTCTGACCCAGACTTAGCGTGTGCGCTGATGTGATCCATAGCATCCCACTTCTTACTGGTTTGCAACTCAATGACGTGAGACGTATCCCAACCGCCAACACGGGTTG